GTGAATTAGTAAAAGAATCTCTAGTCGAACCAGTAGACGGGGTTGAAGAATCTGAAACAGAAATGACTGAACAGTTAGATGTTGAGGACATTGAAGATGAAGATGAGATGGTAGATGACATGTCAGATGACGACTTAGAAGACTTAGATCTTTTAGATGTTGATGGTATGTCAGATAACGAGTTAGGTGATGAGGGAGAAATGGAAATGGACCTTGACTTACCTGATGAACTCGAAGTCGAAGACGGAGAAGAATTACTACCTTTAGACTTAACAGGTGCATCAGATGATGATGTATTGAAAGTATTTAAAGCTATGGGTGAAAAGGACGGTATTATCGTTACTCAAGATGATGACGATATTCAATTAACCGACACTGAAACTGATAGTGAGTACATAATACAAATGGAGTCTGAAGAATCTGACGAAGTAATTTCAGATGAAGACCTCAACAATGAGGAAATCGAAGAAGAGGTCATCTATGAAATTGAATTAGATGATGAAACTACAGAAGAGTGGAACGAAGGTGAAAACTTAGACAGAAGAGAAGAACCATTAGAAGAAGAGACAACTGAAGAATACTCTGAAGAAGAGGAAGTCAAAGAAGAAATGTCTGAAGAAGAAGAAACTGAAGGAGATGAAACTGCAGAAGAATACTCCGAAGGTGAAGAAGAAGGTGAAGTTGCTGAAAGAAGTCACGCTAAGTTAAGAAGACAAGTTAGAAGGTCTGAACCAACTGAGAGATATGCTAAGCGCTTAACAAGAAATAACGAATCTGAAAACAAAAATTTAAAAGATGAGGTACAACAATTAAGAGAAAAGAATGAAGAGTACCGTAAGGCACTAAACGTCTTTAGAGAAAAACTTAATGAAGTTGCTGTCTTTAATTCGAACTTGGCTTACGCCACAAGACTATTCACAGAAAATTCAACCACTAAGAAAGAGAAAATAAATATCTTAAGAAGATTCGATTCTGTTGAATCTTTAAAAGAGTCTAAGTCTCTATACAAAACTCTTAAAGAAGAGTTAGGAAGTAAGGAACAGGAAGTTGTTACAGAAACAGTTAACAGAAAAATCAACAGTACACCAACTAAAGGTTCCTCAACTAATTTAATAGAGAGTAAGACTTATGAAAATCCTCAATTCCAAAGAGTTAGGGATTTAATGAATAAAATAAAATAATTTTAAAATAATACTAAAATGGGAGCATTATTAGAATCAGGTCTCGTTGGTAACATCGGTCTTAAGCACCTTAAGGTTATCAAGGAAGACACAATCAATAAGTGGGACAAGTTAGGGTTCCTCGAAGGCTTAAAAGGCCACGTAAAAGAAAATATGGCGCAGTTGTATAAAAACCAAGCGTCTCATTTGATAAACGAAGCAGCTTCATCTGACAGTTCAGGTTCATTCGAAACAGTTGTTTTCCCAATCGTAAGAAGAGTTTTCTCTAAGTTATTGGCTAACGATATCGTTTCAGTTCAAGCTATGAACCTTCCTATCGGTAAGTTGTTCTTCTTCGTTCCTAAAATTCAGGACAGAGTTAATGGTGAGCACTCTCAACCATACGGAGCACCTGGTATGACAGGAGGAACTGCTGACAACTATGATGGTAAGAACTTGTACGACAGATTCTACGAAGGTGATTTACCAGGAGAGGATCCAGAAGGATTGTTCGATTACTCAAAAGGTAAGTTTGAGGTTGTTACAGGTACTGCAGAAACAGTTGCTTGGTCTAACGGTGAATTAGTCGCTAATGACTATACTGGTTTAGGTGAAGTAAGAGAAGTAATTGTTAAAGTTAGTGGTTTCTCCGCTGACGGACAAGGTAGATTAATGGGTCCTGACGGAAACGCTATGGACACAGAAGAGTTTTTATCTTCATTAACAGTTACTTTAGGTGGTAACGCTGCTGACTTTAGAGTATTAACTCAGAAGTACGGTAAAGGTATCGTTCAGTATGGTTCTGTTAATAGACCAGCATTCCCTGACGGACCGGGAGGTTCATTCAAGGACATTTGTGACCAAGACGGAATCATCTACTTAGGTGTTGATTCATCTGAAGTTGTTCCTATGGGAACTACAGGTTCAACTGACGGATATCAAGGTACTGATTTCGTTGCTGGAGCACCAACAGTTGGTGTTACTTGGAAAGTTTACGAAACATTAGAGTTCGAAGACGCTATTGGTGAAGTTTCATTTGACCTTGAGTCAGTAACTGTTTCTGTTACAGAAAGAAAGTTAAGAGCTCAGTGGTCACCAGAACTCGCTCAAGACGTTTCAGCGTTCCACAACATTGATGCGGAAGCTGAATTGACAGCATTGTTGTCAGAGCAGGTTGCGGCTGAAATTGACCGTGAAATCTTAAGAGACTTAAGAAAAGGTGCAGCTTGGACTGTAAGATGGGATTATGATGGTTGGAAGAGAATCTCTAACGGTTCTGTTAACTACAACCAAAAGGATTGGAACCAAACATTGATTACAGCTATCAATCAGGTTTCAGCTCAAATCCATAAATCAACTTTAAGAGGTGGTGCTAACTGGATCGTTGTTTCTTCAGAGATTTCAGCGGTATTTGACGACCTTGAGTACTTCCACGTTTCAAACGCGGCTCCTGAACAGGACCAGTACAACATGGGTATCGAAAGAGTTGGTACATTGTCAGGTAGATATCAAGTTTACCGTGACCCATACTTCCCACCAAACACTATTTTGATGGGACACAAGGGTTCTTCACTCTTGGATACGGGTTACGTATACGCTCCGTATGTACCTCTTCAGTTGACTCCAACAATGTACAACCCATTCAACTT